ACTCAAGTAATTCGTCGTTCACGAATATTTTTTCGCAGGCAGTGCTGGCAAATGAGGTGTGGTCTTTTGAGTGTATCGTTTATTTTCTGACCGCCGCTTCCACTACGGGATTGGTGGTGCAGGTCGATTCGCCCGCTTCACCAGCAGCCAGCCAAATTTCCTTTACCACCTTCGAGACTGCCACGGTCATTCGGAATCTCACCGGCGCGCAAGGCGTCGCTCTCGTCGGCACCGCAGGGCTCGCTACTGTTTTGGAAGCGCGCATCTCTGGAACGATTGAGAATGGTTCCAATGCTGGGAATATTATTCTCAAGTTCCGCTCCGAAGTAAATGCCTCAGCGGTCACTGCGAAACGTGGCTCATGGGGACGCTTCTACAAGCACTAATTAACTAATAGTTAATTATTTACACCGCTTTGACACCAATTGGTGTCATTCTTCTCCGTGAATCCCCTACCTCGCGGTAAGCAGTCTTCCTATTGTCCCTCTCGACCGCGTTTGCTATGGTGTGCCTAACAAATGAAACAACTATTCGAAACAAAAAGTGAAACCAAATCATCTCTACCATCGTGATATCTTCTTCCCCGAGGACCTGTTGCAACTGTCAAAGCAGAAGCACATTCAACTGACCTATGCGCCGACCGCCCGCGAGCACGCGAAGCATGATGCCCTGCCGATCCGTGGCGGCATCGATGTGACGTGGACCAACATCGTCGAGGTCGGCAGCGCGCAATATTTGAAGCCGTCCGATTTCATCGAACGAGTGGTCGTCCGGGAACCATTGGATGCTGACACCGATCTGGTTTTCGACATCAAGACTGATCTCCGGTCTGGCCATGGCACCGTGGTGCGAACTACTCGTGCGAATGCGCGCAAGCCGCACTACTCCGCGCGCCTCTCGGAATATATTTCCTGCTAACACCTCCCAACAAACAACAACAAAAGCAAAAACATGAAATCATACTGTATACTTCTCGCTCTCGCTCTCGCTCTTGTTGGCTGCACCTCGGTTCGTGAGTCGGGCCAGATCGGTGACGTGAAGATTTATCGGGCCACTGCCCGTGGAGTCTTTTCGCCGTCGTCTACCACGCTCATCGCCGCGCCAGCCAACGGTGCGAAGAACGTCGAAGACCTCCAAGTCCTCTCCGCCGCGCATGGCCCCGGGTTCGTCCCTGCCGTCGCGCAAGCGGGCGGGATCGCTGGCGGCGCTGCACTGCTTCGTCCTTCGCGGAATTCCACTTCCGTCTCGGGCACGAGTAATGCCGCTGCAACTGCCAATGGTGGCACTAGCACAGGTGGCGGCACTCAATTCGTTCCGCCCGGCCACGTGAACAACCCCAGCCAGAACAACTAAAAATTGTGCGGCCCCCGTCAGAAAGTTGTGGTATTTTTTCTCCGGGGGCTGCACAGTTTGGTAGCTTAGAGTGGTGAAGGGCACCATTCGATAAGAGGGACTTGACAAGTGATTGCTCGATAGTGTAGGTTAAGCACACTCGGCACTAGGCCGGGTAGGTCCAGAAACGGGCGAGCGGCAGAGCGGGGAAGTCCCCGCAAAATTAGTGGGCGATATCTGCGCGAGTGGATGCGCCCCCGTTGAGCACGGCGTCAGGGCCACGATAGCGTCCACCAATTTTTGGCCGGTAGCTTAAGTCAGAGCACTCGGGCAGAGCGGACTCGTTTCATGAGGTAGCGCGGCGCGGGGGGGGCGGAGGTAAAATCCTCCCCGGTCTTTTGATCTTTGAAAATTTAATGGGCCGGAGTTTGAAGGAAAGGCGGGTCATAACCGCTGAGTAGATCAAACGCAATAGCGGAGGAATCACGCGCGTGAGTCCCGAGTGTTTCCCGGCCCGCCAATTTATTGCGGGATGGAGCAGTCCGGTAGCTCAGCACGCTCATAACGTGAAGGTCGTAGGTTCAAATCCTGCTCCCGCAACCAATTTGTCATGGTGTAAATGTAGCACTCCGGCTCGCGCCGGTGGCGTGGCCTCGGAAGCCACTGATGAACCCCGTAGCTGTTCAGGGGGACGCTGAATAGCTCCACTTTGTGGAACGAGGTTCGTCGCCTTGTGAAAGGCTTCTGGCGATTAAAGTTGTGGCTAACTGGTGTTCAGCCCGCACGCCTCGCGACCCTTTTATGAAAAAACTAATAGTAAGTATATTACTGACTTGTTTAAACATCCTCCACGCCGACAACGTCGCGTTCTCGTGGCGGGCCAACACCGAGCCCGATCTCGCGGGCTACTATCTCTACTATGGGCCGACGATTGGGATGCCGGTCAATTCGTTTCCGCAACTCATTCAAGGCACGCATGGCGCGCTGAACATGCCGCCGCACTACTTTGCGTGGCTGACTGCGGTGAACGTCGGCGGATACGAGAGCGATCCGGCTTACCTCGTGTATCGCCCAAAGGTTGCCGAGGTGTCTGTGCTCGAATCGCCTACGCTTCAATTCAATGGGCAGCCGCTCACGAACCTGGAAGTGTTCCGGGCAGATGAGACGGTGTTCCCGGCCCTGACCCCGCCCTCCCTAAAAATTTATCAGGGACAGATCATCATTTTCTACCGGGGCCAGTCTTTTCCAGTTCCGGTGCCGATAACTGGCGAAAAGAATTTTTTCATTTCGTTCGTGACATCTCGGTCGATTTGACCGCACTGTTTGATGTATGGCAACGACTCACAATCATAAACCCGCTTACATCCTCGACATTCGACCCGGCACGTGGCATCTGAAACCGGTGCGCACCGTTGCTGGTCCCGCGCAGTGGACTTTTTACTTCCTCTGCTTCAAGGTTACGAAGACCAGCTATGTCGCTTGATCCCGGAAATATCATCGACCTCATGCCCTATCTCGAAGGGCAGAAGTTCGGCTGGACCGTGGACATGACCCACGCGGTCTTGAAGCATGGGGAGAAAGCCCCGCTCGAACGTCCGCCGATCAATCCATACACTGGAGAGGTATCGGCGCTTGCGTGTTTGAAGACGACCGTGTTTCCGCCGAACATGGGAGATATAAAGTAATGCCCTACACCAAACGCAAACTGAAAAACGGCAAGGTCCGCGTCACCTCTCCGAATGGGGTGAAGTCCAAGGGCAGCACGCCCGAGAACGCGAAGAAGCAGGTCCGTTTGCTCCAAGCAGTGGAGCATGGCTTCAAGCCCACGCACCGGGATGCGATCAGAAAGAAGATGGGCGTATGAGACCGACAATCCTGACACGCATCCTGCTCGCGGTCATCGCCACCATCGCGTTTGCGCTGTCGTTCGCAATCTTTTTCTTATGAGATTCTATTTCTACCGGGGCAAGGGAATTTGGGCTGCGCTGATCCGCTGGTTCACGCGCAGCAAGTATGCACACATGGCTGTCGTTTTCGAGGACGGCACGGTCTACGAGTCCGTGCCCGGTAAGGGCGTCATCAAGGGCACGTTGAAGTCCACCGAGGGGGTTACACCGTTCTGCTATAAGATGGGCGCGCGACCAAACTCGGAAGCGGCTCGGAAATTTTGCGAGTCGGAACTCGGCACCGGTTACGACTACTGGGGCTGCATTTGTTTTCTGATTGGCATCCGGCAGCGTCGCAGCGCGTCTCGATACTTCTGTAGCGAGTTCGGCGCGGACGCGGCGAAGGTTGCCGAGGTAGCGTTGCAAGAGCGCGTTGAGTCCTCGGTGTTGTCGCCGGATATCTGCGCAATGTCGCCGGTGATCATGGTTGATTACACGCGCCGGTTCCAGTGGGACCACGTCGGAAGATATTCTTGACAAGCGCGCCGGAATCTGGTAAGATCACTCCATGATCGGACTATACGGAAGCATCGCTGGACAAACATTCGCCGCTGCGAAACATCTCTCTGATGAACCGCCGCATTGGATGGCCCCGGATACAGATTGCATGGGGCACCCCACGCCGGGCTACTGGCGACAATTCTTGCGTTGCTCGGACGGTTATATTGTAATCGGCATCGGCGTCTATGCGGAGGCAGCCACGGCGCAGGCAAAGAAAATGCGCGATGATCGCGAGGCGACTTTGAAACTCCCGCCCATAGAACGTCTGAAGCTACTGGCTGCGGGGAGTCTCTGCGACCAAGAGATGAAAGAGGCGATCCGGCTTCTGATCCAACTTTTGGTGAAAAAATGAAAGCACTGTTTAAACGCATCCGAAAAGCGTTCCGATTGTGGATCAGACACAACGAAAATAACACGAAATATCTCGGCTTCATAAAATGTTTGGAAGACGCCGGAGATTTCGTTGACGATCTTCACTGAGGTTTGCACTGTTGGGTGACGCGGAATAATCCGAGTCGTAACCAAAAGGAAACCTATGCCAAATACACTGAGGGTCTCTTGGCCCGCCAATCCGCCTGCTGATCAGGTGCTCAACTACGAACTGTTCCAATCCGCCAACGGTGGGGCATTCGCATCGCTGGGTCTGAATCCCGCTACGTCTCGCGACGTGACGGTCGGCACGGGCGTCTATCGCTTCAAAGTGAAGGCGCATAACGTGGCCGGTCCCGGGCCTGAGTCTGACATCGGTAACGGTCCTGACATTCCGACGAAGCCGGGCACGCCGGTCGTCGAGACGGTCACTCCGTAATCCTCTCGGGGTTCCCGCTTCGGCGGGAATCCCTTGCCATTTTCATTCCTGCACTGCACTGTTTAATGTGAACACACGACTGAAGAAATTCCTGAAGTCGCGCCTCGGCGCGTGGACTGTTGCATTGCTGGTTACCGCCTCTATGGTCGGCAGCCGGACCATTTCGACAAAGGTGGACTACTGTCGCATGCAACAGTCGGTTGTGCTCATTCAGGCCAGCGATGGTCAAGGCTCTGGCGTTGTGATGGAACGTGTCAACGAGCAGGGCCGAACGCGCGTGTTCATCTGGACCGCGAACCACGTCGTTGAGAATGACAACAAGGTGAAGATCGTGAAGAACATCCGCACCGAAGGCCATCGTGCCGGGCAGGCTGAGTTCACTGCGGTCGTCATCGGCAGAGACAAGGCGCGCGACGTTGCGCTTCTATGGCTCGATGCTCCGGCTAAATATTTTCGCGCCGCTGAGTTTGCGCCTTCGGCCCCAATCGCCGTGGGAACTCCGCTCACTCATGTCGGCAATGTTCAAGGGATCGCGTTCGAGGATAGTGTCAGTAATGGCATCCTCTCACAGGTGGGTCTCAAGCCCGAGGGTTGGCCATGGGAGATGACCGATCAAGCGGCACTCGCTGCTTACTTCGGTTCAAGTGGTGGTCCAATTTTTCGCACGCACAATGGAGATGTTGTCGGCCTCACCTGTGGTGGCGTCGTCGGCTCCGGGTTCATGAACTTCGTGCCCGTGCGCGTGATCGAAGATTTTGCAAACGGCGCGGTGCTGCATTGGGCGGTGCGTGGCGACTGGTGCCCCGGCGATGGATTGTTGAACGGGCTGGCGAACAGGGAAGTGCAAGTGAAAACCTTTAGTGTAAATTAATTATGGCAGCACAACCCGGTGACGGAAAATATCACATCCTTTGGAAACTCGTCGAGTCGGTAGGCGGCGTCCCCCGTCAAGGCGACTCGCTTCGCGATCTGCTCGCGCGTTATCTGCGTGACATCGGTGGAACTCCCGCGCAAGGGGATCACTTTTACAATCTGTTGGTAAAGGTGGTGATCATCAAAGGCGGCACGCCGCAGCCCAGCGACAACGAGTGGGACCTTCTTGTCGAATGGCTCCAAGCAGAGGGTGTGTGCCCGAAATGCGGTGACTCGGTTCACGATCTGTGGTTGAAAGTTTTGGCGCTCCCTTTATTGCCTGAGGGTCCGGTGATGGTATCCATCGCTGATGAGGAAGCGCAGATTGCAGACCCCGGCGCTTATCTGAACACTCACTATGTTTTAATTCAGACCTCCGAGGACGGGGTTAGTGGTTGGACTAACGGGTTTGAATATCCCGTAGACCAGTCCCCGTTGAATTTGGCCTTAGGTGGTGCGGGCGGTAAATTCGCCCGAGCCGCGTATACCACCGGCAACGCTGATCCGGTGACCCAGTGGTCAACCCCCGTGTTCGTGCTCCCGAACGTCCCGTTGTTTGCGTGGGTGAACGTCAACACCTTTTTCGTCAGCCCCACGCTCGCGGGCGGTTATCTTCAGGTCCAGCACGCCCCTGATGTTGGTGGTCCTTTCACCGACTTTCTTGCCGGTGTCGCGACGCCCGGGGCAGATCATACCCTCGACTTCACCGGACAGGGTGAACCGGGCGGTCTGTGGTATCGTGGCCGAGTCTCGTTCGATCAGGTGAACTGGTCCAATTGGGGCAACGCCGCTTGGGACGACAACTCTTGACGGGACTTGACAGCCATGTTATAGTGGCTGCATGAAGTATTCAGTCAAGACGCTACGTTCAGCGGGATTGGAAGCCCGCTGGTCCCGCAATCGTCATGGCGCTCCCATCATCGTCGCCCGAAAGGCCGGTGAAAAAACTTGGTGGCACGTGGGCCAAGATATGTGGAAGCGCATGATGCAGATCGGCATCGTTCCTGCGTTTGAACAGCACACACTTCTCGGAGACATTTTCAGCATCCCGGTATGAACGTCGTAGGCTACATTCGGGTCAGCAGCACTGGCCAGATTAGCGGTGACGGCCCGCAGCGTCAGGAAGACGCGATCAGGAAATTCTGCGAGGCT